ATTTGCTTGACCGCAGACTCAACGAATGTGTCCAGGTCTTTGTCCGTCATGCCAATATTATACTTGTTAAGTTCTGCCCGAATTTTGATTCGAGCTTGTTCCAGCTTCTCTTCGCCTTTGTAGCCAGTTTCAGCAGATACTTGTTCTACTGCATTGACCGCATTCTTGGCCAAGATTTCAACGATTTTGACAGATTGCTCACCGCCCTTTTTGATCAAATATTCTTTGACAGTTTTAACTGCGATTCCAGTCAAAATGACAAGAATACTGATTGCTGCATTGATGATGATTTCATTGATTTGTTGCATTTGTATTTTCCTCCGAAATTTCTAAATTTACATATTTATTAAACAAGGCATCAATTCGCCCATTGCCACCTAGTTTCTTATAACTAGAGTGCATTTTATGAATAATATCAGACTCATGCACTGTTGTATACCCACGTTTTAGAGCAGTAGTGATGTCCCGTTCTAACCGTAGATACATTGTAGCTAAATGCGCTTCATCGTGAATTGCCAATTTATTATTGATCTCAATAATATTCTTTTGATTATCTTCACCAATAACGTGGATAGTGTTCAGTTCGCCTTTCAGCTCCTTGAACTGTTCCTTGTTGAGGTTTCCTGCTTTACTAGCTCTCATCCCAAACCAACCAGTAGCGACAACTCCGATTGTAGGAGCTAGCTGAGTGATCGCATGTATCATCTTCTCGATTATTTCAACCCATGTCATACCATCTCCTTTGTCTATACTTCTTTCAGATTAAATTTCAATCCACGGAATTTACTAGCAACACTAGGAATGTTTTTAGCTGAAATTCGATAAAAACCGATATCAAGCGTAGCTCCGTCTGATAACGACTGCCCGTTTGACGTCAGAATCACGTTATTTCCAAAATAGTGAACAATTGACGGACGTTCAATATAAACCGAAACTTCAAACATTGTTTTTGTTTGAGTAGAGTTTAGTTGACCTTCTAAATCAAACCCATCAGTTCTTCCAATAAATTTGACTTCGTCCTGCTCATCTGATAAGTAATCTGAATAGTTCAAATCTGACACAACTTTGTTGTTTTGATATCCAACTTTGCTAGATTCTGAAATCACTGCTGTCTGGTGTATCAATTGACTGGCTAAAAATTCCGCCCCTTTTTGATGACCTAGATTCCCAAAATGACACATATCAGGACTTAATTCCTTAATCTTATATTCTGAATTATTCAAAATATTTTGTGTACCTGCATTATAATCAATAAATGGCAATCCTAATTCTACAGATAAATCCTTCTTGATGTTGTCGGCTATGGCATTAATCTTCGAACCAAAACGCTTGTGATTCTCAAATTCAGCTTGAGTGCTCATTAGTACAGGTTTAATCCCTTTTGCCAACAAACGATTGATAATATAGATATGATCATCACGGAACGATTTAATCTTACTTGCATCATATACCAGGTCATTGATACCCATTGTAATGAATGCATAATCAATTGATTCAGGTATCGGAGATAGAACGGCATCCAAATTTTGACGAAGCCAATTAATTGTTTTTCCTGAGAACCCTCGATTGTAAAACTTATGGTTGAATGAATAACCTTTTTGATTATTTACAATGTTATTTAAAATATCAGTGTAGCTGTTAGGTTTTTCAACCAAACTTTCAAGAACGTTTCCGGTATAATTGGATGTTCTTAGTGCGTCGGTTGTACTATCGCCCAACGTTACAATAACAGTCTTTTTAGTCTGCAGGTCGATTTTGAGCTGCTCTAATGTGATTATTGACTGAGCAGAAGCCAACTTATTAACGTTAACAAAATTTCTTTCGTGAGATATATGTCGAATTTCATCAAAATATATTTCCGCAATTTTGATTAGAGATGCTGTTTTTGGTTTTTCAGTTTGTCGGTATTCCGAATAGGAATACATGGTCGTAAGCTGAAATGTTTTAGTGTCTCTATCGAATAATAACAAGCGTCCGAAAGGTGAATCAAACGTCAGTTCAAACTCATCAATACCATCGATGAAGTAACCATCGCAAGCAATGATAAAATTATTTCCATCACGTTTGCCTTTTATCGTTCGAGTTTTTGGATCAAAAATAATTTGACCTTGAATAACTGTCCCCCAGTTAGCGTCTATATAGTCACTTCTCTCGCCGATCTTTAATCCTATTGTCTTGACAAAAGGAGAAGATTGCGGATGTAAAAGCATTTCACTGAACAAAATAGCAAGAATGGTTTCTCTATTCCCAATATTGCTAATAGTTCCGAGGGTTTTCACAGATAATTCTTGAGTTTCGTCGTTATATATCACATATTGGCTGATATTCTCTTTTGGAAGGGCTGCTGTTAAATTCTTAGTCACTCCAAATTTACGTTTCCCTACTTGTATCCAACTTCCTGAATTTAGTGAAATCGTAGAATTTCTCGCATCAATTGTCAATCGCCCGGCTAACATTAAACCAAAGCCCATACGCTCATCTAATTTAGCATCTGTTACAGAGCCGTTAACAATATTAGCAGAGCTAACTGCATTGTTCCCTACGACGGCCACTTTGCTTCCAGCGATCTGCTCTCTGGCATCTTGCGCTAACATTGCCCAAGTAACTTGCGCAGCGCCATTTTTGTCAACTTTATCATTGGTAAGTTGGCTGGCTTTTTGATTAGCAGCATCCGCATTAGCATTTATGCTCATAAGATTTTGCGAAAGTGTGTCAAATCTACCTCTAGCCTTTGCTACTTCCATATTCGCATTACCGTCTTTGGTCGCTGCTTCGTATGTCACCTCAAGTGCTTTCGCAATCGATTCTCGAACATCAGCACCTCTCGTTTTTTTCCTGATACCATCAACGAGAATGTTGATATTGTCAGTTTTAGGCAACGGCGAAGGATCGTCGTATAGATTCAAACGTCCTGTTGCTTCTTCTGTTGTCATTAACTTCCTCCTAATTCATTTCTAATTTTAATGATTTCAGCTTCTAACGCTCTAATTCTTTCTGTATTTTCAGACTTGCGTTCATTTCTCAAGCGCTCTAGTTCGCTTGTTAGTGCCAAGAGTTTCTCACGCTTGCTCTCAATGTCTTGATTCGCTTTAACACGTTCAATTGATTCAACCGCTTCTTGAGATTGTAGTTGATAGGCAGATAGCGATTGAGACTTAGAACCAATAACCAAATCCACACTTTGAGGATTTAGGATATCAATCTTTTTCTCGATAATTTGCAAACGCTCGATTCCTGAAAGAGGAGCATTCAAAATCGGGTGGGTATTACCGATTTTAAACTTCGCATATCTAGAGTCAATCAGATATCTCTCGACTGCTGAAACCGTCCACTTCGCTAATGCGATTCTTTGGTTTTTTAAATACTGAAGTCCTCTATTTTTTAATACTTGAGGGTTGTCGATTTCTGTCCAAATAACAGGCTTTCTGATAACACCAAACTTGGCTACAAGTTCAGCATCTTCAAGCCATATCCTGCCACCGTTGACCGATGAGATATCGATTTGTTTCCTGGTAACATCGGGTCCTTGCTCTTCCTTGTTATTACTGCTTCGATTTTGACTATTCTTCTCATCTGCTCCAACCGGCATGATTTGAGTGGCAATCCCGTCAAATGAAATTTCACGAGATGCAGACTTGATGTTTCTGCCTAGCTGGATAGGAGATTCTTGATTTGTCCCAACAGAAGATGTCCAATCCAAATAGAATCCTGATTTCTCTCGTCTTAAAGTCAAATATCCGCCTATATTAGATACAATTCGGTCTCTGATTGTATCCCAGGTTGATTCATATCCAAGATATCGCCAAGGCTTGTCTGTTAAACTCTTGACCGTGACAGTTCCAAGATGGATTTGCTTGTAATTTTCCACTTGCGCATTATGCTGATTTAAGATTTCTCTCAAGTATGCTTCAGCGCCAGTGTTTTTTAGTTTTTGATAGTGTTGTGTACTGTCGTGCAAAAATGATAGAAAATCTTCACAAACAACCTCTTGAACGAATCCTGTGCTCGTCATTTTATTTGAAACGCTCAGAACCCTACCCTCAAATTCGACTTCCTCGTCATATAAATTCACAACCTGGATAATTGATTGGAAAGGTGTGAGTTTTTGATACAAATCGTTTTGCATTGGGATGACAAAAGTGAACTCATTGATTGCATTCTGCGCTTGCTTGATAGAACCTGAAAGGATTTTATTCCCTTGTCGAGAATATGGGCTATGAACGACCTTCTTTTTGGTAAAATCGGTATCCGATAACATTTCTCGAAAAGAGTTCCAAAAATATACTTCAAAACCTCCTCTACTACTCATGCCATCACCTCTGCATTAAATCTTAGCGAAATCGTTCCGTTTCCTTTGGCAGTAAAGCGGTTGATCCCTGATTTAATCGATAAAACAAAGTCATTATTCTCACCTTTTTGAAATTTGTAAGTTTTACCTTTTTTATCAATCAATGTAATATCGCTGCTGCAGATGACTGTTGGACTAACAGAAGTATCACCGCCATTCACAAAATAAATTTCTTCTCGGCCGTTGATATCCCATTTGGTCCAATTTGAGAAATCGTTCTCGAAGTCGAACGTATCCCAGACATCATCGAAGTAATTATCAGCGTGAAATGCAAATGGATAACAAATGAATACAATTGTAGCAATCAAATGCTTCTTCAGGGGTACATCTGTTACCCTAATACTCTTGACCTTTCCAAGCCAGTAATAACGTTTGTCATGTGTGTCAAATAGCTGACTTTCTGATTTAGTCGTCATACTTGATTTTATGAACCGTTCAGCAACTTTTCTGTCAGGGTAGTCTTTGTTTGGTAGCTTAAATTCATAAGTGATTTCTCGTCTATCAAAGAAGACCTCTCCAAGTGCATCGGAGAAGTCTAAAACACCTTGTAGATAAGGAATTTGCTCCACAATCTCCTTTTTATCAGGAGTAGGGGCATCCCTACTTTGAAGATACCAACCGGCATCTTTGCTATTAAAATCACCGAATTGGATATATTCCTTAATTTGAGTAATCATAATCGATGCCGTCCTTTCAATGTCTGAATGTTCCCTACTGCTTCGTCGTAAGCATAAGCAGTGCCACCAATGAGCGCTCCTGTATCCAAGACCATTGTCTGACCTTGTGCTACTTGCTCTCTCAATTCTGATAAGCTATCAATCACATCCGATAATAGGCTTGTTGAATGAGCGATATAGGCTTCCTGCCTGCTAGAGGTTTCATCAATAGGCGTCTTACCTCTCAATGCCTCAACCTTCAATTGGCTTGACATAGTAGCGGTAGCACCTGTC